AAGCGACGCTTACAAGTTCACTACTACGGACGCCAACTGCCCAGAGGTTTTAGAGCTCAAAGAGACAGTTAAAGAAAGAAATGCTCAAATTCGTGAAAGGATGATGCGCTTCAACCCAAATAAAAAGTTCATCAAACAATACCGTATTCGCATTCGTCCACGTGGTCCTCGCAACGGCAACTACCACGACACTCCAAAGGCTAATGCTACTCACTTCGATATCTACTGCGATCAATACGAACGTCGTACTTACGCTTACCAAAAGTTTTGTGATAAAGCGTTTGCATCTCTTCTAATGGTTCAAAAAGAGTACGGACACAATAGCGAAGTAGCTAGAGCCGCTTTGCGCGAATACCGAGATGCAGTCGATAATTACTAAAAATTATTGATGAAATAAATAAACGTAATAATCTTTATAAACAAGGAGAAAAAATTGAAAAGGCGCCCAATTGTGTTTACAACAGTCCCACGAATTCGTACTAAGCCAGTAGAAGGTCTACCGAGATCAATTCTAAAAAGTTTAAGCAAAACACAATAATGCAAAAAATATTAATTTTTTTAATAACATCTTTGTTATAATTGACTGAGTAAATAAAAGAAAGGAAGGAAAATGTTTAATAAAAATGTAACCGAAGTATTGTCACAAATCAATGGCATTACGGACTCAGTTATTCTCAAATATCCCGTTACAGTCGCGGTATCTGAGTCTCAAGATATGATGGTGTATGCTGACATTTCTAAGCTGGACTCAGATCCCTTTGGTGATATTGGTTTGATGAATTCACTAAGTGACTTTTTGAATTTGTTTAAATTGTTCCCTGAAGATCGTAATATTGAAATCGATGGCAATACTATCAATGTATCAAGCGGAAGTACATCTTCATCGTATATTGTAGATAATGTCGCTTTGATGGACGCTTACGACAAGTCACCTGAACAGTTTGATAAAACTGAAGCCGTGCCAAGTGTCGCAAGTTTTAGTATTTCTGTAGAAGATATTAAAAATATCAAATCAGCAACCGGCGTCTTTAAAGATCTATCAGAGGTATTGATTACTTCACAAGATGGTGACATTAAGGTATCACTTGGAGCAACGAACAAGTTCAACGCTAAAAGTAATACGTACTCCGTGACTAAAAGTGCGACAACTTCAAAAGAATTTGAAATTAAAATTCCAGTTGATAACTTTAAAATGCTGCCAGTTTCTGATTACACTGTTGAGGTAAAATACAACTCAGCCCGTGATTCTTATCGCATTCTATTGATTAACGACTCACTTGAAGGATTTAAAGTTCTTATGAGTGTAAAAGTTTAGTAAAAAACGTCTATGAATATAAATATAAAGTATAGAATTTAGTGTTCTACAATTTATATAATAGAGGAAAATAACAAAATGAATTTCAGAAATTTCTTATCAGAAAACAAAAATAAAGAAAAAGCCGTAGGCAATGTTGCTAAAAGCTTAGGGTGGAAAGAAGTTGATGGTGGTTATGAAGACAAAAACGGAAACCGTTTGATTTACGTTGACCCTGGTAAATTTGCAGTATCAAGTAAATCAGGACAGACTATCATCCCGCCTAAACCATTTATGACGTTTGACGATATTTCTAAAGCAATAAAAGATTTATAAATAAATTTAGAATATGGGTAATTATTAAGTGAAATAATATTATAATTACCCTGTTCTTTGGCAATAACGCCATTTTGAATATGTCCGCAAAGACAATAAAATAGTGAAACATTTCGATTAAAATTAGGAGAATATATATGATCGACGCAAGCGCATTTAACTTCGACGCAATGAAAGAAGCAGTAGGTGTAGACCCTTTCGCAGATAAAACTAACAAGTACGCATCTGACGACCGATTCTACAAATTGACTAAAGACAAAGACGGCAATGGCGCCGCACTTATCCGATTCCTTCCAGATTCTGAGAAAGGAATGATCCAAAAAATGTTCAAAATCAATACGACAATTACTAAAAATGGTAAGAAGCGTTTTGTTTCTGAATTCTCACCATCTACTATCGGTCAACCATGTCCATTCCAAGAAGAGTGGCAGAAACTTTGGAACGCCGGTGATAAAGAAAATTCACGTACATTTGGCCGTGGCGTAAAATACATCGCCAATATTAAAGTAATTAAAGACCCAGCTAATCCAGCAAATGAAGGCAAAATCTTCTTGTTTGAAATGTCTGGCGCTATGAAAGACAAAATCCAGCAAGCAGTTGATCCAGCAGAATCTGACCGTGCGCTTGGTGCTGAACCTAAGCAGTTGTTCAATCCACTAGCAGGCAATTCTTTCAGACTTGTAAGTAAGAAAGGTGCTAATGGCTTCATTAACTATGATACATCAGAAGTTATCAACGAAGTAACTTCAATTTATGATTCTGTTGAAGCAGCTTTGGAAGATATTCGATCTAATACCTATAAGCTATCGGATCTACTAAAACCTGAAGCATTCATGACATACGAAGAACTTCAGAAAAAACTTCAGTGGGTAACATTTGCTGATCAGGAAGTTGTTCAACCAACAACTGCACCAACATTGACTGCTGAAGTTGCTCCAGCGCCTGCACAGGTTGCAGAAGTTCAGCCCGCAGTTGCTCAAGTTGCAGCGGCACAACCTGAACCAGCTCAGCCTGCTCCTGCACCCGCTCCATCATCAAGTGCAAGTCTAGATGACCTATTGAACGGGCTAGTGTAAGACTTCGGTCTTACCTTCCCTAGGAGGTTGCTATGATACTTATAGATTTCAGTTCGATTATACATCGAATGATACATACTTCGGTTGCTTCAATAAAGCCGAATAAAAAGGATGGAAAGTATGTTACTTCTGAATTCATTGGATTGACGAAGTACTACATTCTTCAAGATTTGTTTGGCATCAAACAGGAGCACGAGGCAAAGTTCGGCAACTTAGTTATCTGTCTAGATAAATCAGCAAATGGTTACTGGCGTAAAGATGTTTACGCTGGTTACAAATCAAGTCGCAAAAAAGGTCGTGATGAATCGGAAATTAACTTTGGCGAAGTGTTCAAAGAAATTGACGAATTGATCGAGCAAATCAAAAATAACCTTCCTTGGAAAGTTATTGAAGTACCTAAGGCTGAAGCTGACGACATTATGCTTGTATTAGCGAAAGAATACAACAAATACGAAAATGTTTTAATTCATTCGCCAGATAAGGATATGATTCAAGCACAGCGTGATAACGACACAGTATTCCAATATTCGGCTCTAACTAAAAAATGGCTAGTACCCGAAAACAAACATGATCATATGGATCATTGGATTATGGAACACGTGTGTCTTGGTGATGCTTCTGATGATGTCCCGAAAGTAGTTGATGGAACAGAATTTAGCAAAAACTTTGTGCAACATTTGTCTGATGCAGGATATAACATCAAAGACCCAATGGAGTTTAAGGCTGCACCAATATCTTCTGATATTAAAAAGCAGATGATTGAATCTTTCGATGTTTATAAACTGAATCGTAAAGGCGAATCAACTGGTGTTAAAGACATCTACAAAGATATAAAATTCGGTCCAGCGACACTTAAGAAAAAGGTTGCAGAACATGGCTCATTAGATGCTTGGCTCGATTCACATCCTTTGTATCGCAAAAACTATGACAGAAACTTTACGCTTGTTATGGCTGAAGGTATTCCCTCCAACATTTGGAATGAAATTATTCTACAGTATAAGCAAGCACGAGCAGAATACAACAATAAAGAATTTGAGGAATATTTAAATAAAAATGAATTAAAATCTATATTAATGGATTTGCCCTCAATCTTTAAAGTTGACCGTGAACTTACCGCAGAAGATTTCGGCTGGTAAGATTTACTTGAAGGATAGATATGTTAGACAGACTAGACATAAAATACTTCAAATTGGCTGTAGGAATGGACAGCATCGGTAAAGAAACTGATGTTGACATTTCTGCTCGTTGTCCAATTTGTGGCGATAGTCGCAAAAAGAAAAGCGCAAAACGATTACATCTTTATACAAAAGGAAATGTAACAAACGTTAACTGTTTTAATGGAGACTGCTCTTGTAAAAATAAAACAGTTTATTCGTTTCTACGCGATTTTTTTCCGGCTTTGTTAGGTCAATATAAAAAGGAAAACTTTGGTAACACTATTGAGAAATTAGCTAAAGGCGACACAGAAGATGTCTTTGGCCAATTTAAGAAGGAAGAAAAGAAAGTTACTGAGGTTTTAATTCACGACCTCTCCCCTTACTTTAAAGATATTTCTAAAGTTCCAGCTGCTTTAGAGTATCTAGAGGGGCGAGGTTATTCCTACAAAGAGCACCGTTATGGTAAATGGTATTTCGCTGAACAAGATTTAAAGATTGGCGAAACACTCTATCGAACAAATAATTCGCTAGTAATTCCTCTATATTATAATAATCAAATGTATGGGTTTTATTCGCGCAATATTTATGATAAAACATTTGCCACATATATGCATGATGCAAATATAGGATACAAAATATGGAATTGGTTCAATATTAAAAAGGATCAACCTGTATTCATTTACGAAGGCATCTTTGACGCTATTGCAGGTGGTCTCCCAAATAGTATTGCACTTATGGGTGCTAAAATACCAGATGAACGATTAAATGAATTAAAACATCCCGTTTTTGTTCTTGATAACGACAAAACTGGGCTTATAAATAGTCTTAGTTATGCCGAAAAGGGTCATTCTGTTTATGTTCAACCAAACAATTTCGTTGAAAAAGACATGAATGAATTATTATTAAACAATGATATTGACGTATCGGATCTAATTCAGAATAATCTTTATAATGGCATTGCTGCACAAATAAGAATAAAAGCAAAATTATAAGGAGAAGGAATTGTTCTTACAAGCTGGAGACAGGTTGATAAACCTGCAAAATGTTAGTAACATCAATTTATTGCGAGATCGCAAACGAATAGTTTTTAATATGAATTATAACATTCAAATTAATTCGCGTAATGGAAGTAAATTGATTAGTGATTATGTTTATTGGGATTGCGACGATAGCAAAGAATTTCAACATAACATGTATAATTTAACCACGAATGAGTATTTTGTCAACAATTTTATTGATAAAATAAATTATGAAGGTTACATTAATTTAAACGAAATTAGTTCAATTAAGTATAGTTTTAAGAAAAACCGTGTTATATTTAACTTGAGCCACCCAGTTACTTTTACAGATTTTGATGGACGAGATAAGATTACATCTGAATTCGTTTACGTTAATTGTAAAGATAGCAAACAGTTTTCTGAATATTCAGAATATATAGAAAAAACATTAGGAGAGAAGAATGGAAATTAGATCAACTGAAGAAGCGCGTTCAAACGTCGAAGAGTTCGCAGACCGATACACGAATCTTTTGCTTGAAAAGAAGAAGCTTGATGACGACATTAAAGCTTTGAAAAACGAGTTCAAAGAAGAAGGTGTACCAGTTGGGATTGTTTGCAAAGCACTTAACGTATTGAAAGCACAGAAGAAGAAAACCGACTCTCAGATCTTTGAAGAAGAAACAATTCAAGATTGGTTGGAAAATAACGCTAAGATTGACGACAAAGTTGGCCAACTAATAGCAAAATAAGCGAATAGATAATGAAGTATACGCCTTATAGTTTTTCGAAAATAAGCACTCACAAAAAGTGCAATCGAAAATTCAAATATAGTTACATCGATAAGGCTCCAAAGTCTGAGGTAGATTTGACCCCGCTGCTGAAAGGTGGCGCGGTTCATTCTATCTTAGAACATTATCCGAACGAAAGTACTCATAAGTTAGCTCCAAAATATCAGCATATTGCCGATAAATTCATTTCTACAAAGCTTGGAAAAAAATACCTATCTCAAGATAGTATTCGTGAATTTGATTTTGGTCTATCTAAAGAATTAACACCTACTGAATATCGTGATAAGGAAGCGCTATTCCGTGGAAGTGTTGACTTCATTTGTACAATAGAAGATACGCTTCATCTTATCGATTGGAAAACGGGAAAATATAGAGAACAAAAGTGGCAAGAATATGATCAACTTATGTTCTATGGAATCTATTTCTTCCAACGTTACCCATCAATTAATACGATTAAAATATCTTACGTTTATATAGAGCATCCTGAAACTGAGAATGATCTAATGCTTGAGCGAAAATATTTAGATACGTATATAAGCGAACTACGAGACCTTATAAATAATGCAGAAAAGGATGAAGATTTTGTTAAAAATCCATCGCCGTTATGCCAATGGTGTGAATATAGGGTTCACTGCGAATCAGATAATTAAATCTTCCTCGTATAAATATAAATAAGATATAATAAACTTTTAAACAAAGGAAGATATAAACCATGGAAAATATCGAAAACAAAAACCCTTTGCTTGAAGATACTACTGGTCCTAATGCACCGGAAATCGCGACTACAGACGAGAATCTTTCGGTAGATGCCATGTATCAACAAGCGGCTCTGCCATCTTTAGGTAGACAAATCTTTTCAGTAATTCCTATGAATGGCCCAACTGCGGCACTATTCAATATTCGTAAAAAATCAGGTACAACTGATTTTGAATTAGTTAGAGCTGAAGTAGAAGTTGAACCGTCGACTTCGATTCATACTGGCATTTCCCAAGAAGCAATTCAGGATTTAAAAGCACAATACGGTAAAGAAGTAGGTACCGTCGTAGGTACTTTATTGCGCGGTCTTGCTAACGATCAAGAAAATGAAGCTACATTGGCATTCCTAGCCTCTAACTCCGTTGAAATAACTGTTGGTGATGCACTTGATTTAACAGAGTCTACAAATGCAGAATACAACGCGTTTGAGATTCAACAGAAAGTCCATGAATTAGTTCTAAGAGCTAACTCTAAAACTATGAGAACATACGAATCTTTCTGTGTTTTACCATACACCACTGCCGCAACATTTGCTGCATTGAATAACTATGTAGGTGGTATGGATAAAGACGAACGTGGTCTGTTTATCGCCGAGATTGGTAACACTAAATACTTTATGAACCCTGATCCTACTGCGACGACTGCTTATGTCGGATTAAAAGATTCGCTTAACCCGTCTAAATCATCCGCAGTATTCTCACCATATCGTAGTGAAGTTGTGGAAGCGACTAACGCAAATACAGGTGAGGCTACTTATCATATCTATAACAGATTCGCAATCACTGCTTCTCCATTATCAGAAGCTGGTAACGAGATGTTGTTTAAGTTCACCATCAATCTTTAAGGGGTGAATGATGAGTTTTTTAGAGATTTTTAACAATGAAAAAACTTCTAAACAACCTGAAGCAAGCATCACAGAATCTAAAATGCAGGTTGAAGCGAAAGCACAAGAACCTGAAAAAATACTACGAGGAGCAGGTTACAAAATCAAACTTGTAACCCCAACCTCTTTTGGTACCCAGATAGATTTTGCTAAACTGTATGATGAAGAAGAAATTAAACAGCTATTAAAAGATTTTACAATAAAAATAAAACAAAAAAGTGTTTTCATTGTCGATTAATAGTGATATAATAAAGGAAATTAAAAATGAAATTTAAAACATTCTTGGAAGAACAACGATTGGTCGAACTTGAAGAAGCTACAATGGCTAACATCAAGAAAGAAGTTCAAGCTGAACTCGACAAAATGAGCGATGCTGAACTGAAAGCTGCAGTTAAGAAACAAAAGACAACTAAGCCGATTGATCACAACCGTGGTATGATCGCAATGGATGTTATGAACGCTGAAATGAAAAAGCGTGGTCTGAAAGAAGAAGTTGAAGAACAATCAGATAAGCAAAAAGCATATCAAGAATTCTTCGAAAAAACTCTTAAAAAGTACGGCGTAAAATCACCTTCAGAGCTATCAGACGAAGATAAGAAAAAATTCTTTGATGAAGTTGATGC